CCACTCACGCTGTCAAATTCATGTGGAGGGTGATTTCACTGCTTTTGATAGCACAATTAGTGGAAAGGTGATTGACGTCATCAAGGCCATCCGAAAGCACGGTTTTGAGCACCACAAGGACAGAGACCGGATTGCCGATTTGATTGACATCAATTACGAGCAGGTTGTCCATCAGCTGTTGAACACTACTTCCACTGGAAATGTGTACAAGAAGGGGACTGGTCTGACAACTGGCCATTCTTCCACTAGTATGGACAACTCTGTGGGCTTGGTGGTGCTTTACTTAATGGCTTGGAAAGATTTGACTGGTTTGTCATCTCGAGAGTTCATGTATTACAATGAGCTCTCATGTTTTGGCGATGACCATGTGTTGTCAATCTTAGCCGCAAAGCCTGCCGTGTGGACACCGAAAAACATTAGGTCCACAATGGCCAAGTGGGGCCTCACTAACAATTTGGAAGTGAAACAGTCACTTAATGAGGTCTCTTTCCTTTCGAAGTGGGGAAGACGTGCAACGCCTGCAGAAAGGGCAGAGCTCAAAAAGTTTGGGCTTGATGTCCCCTTTGTGGTGTGGCATGATAAGAAGAAATTAGTTGGTAAGTTGACTGCACCAGTTAAGAATGTCTCAGCCACATACAAGGCTAAGCGTTTGCTGAGTTATCTCACGTTAACTGCGCATCACCCAGATTTGTATGATGGCATATGTAAGGTTTTGGTCAAGTCACCTGCCATCATGACTCACATTAGGCATAACAAGTGGCGCATTCCGTCTTACCAGACTGTGATGCGTAATTGGTATAACCCATCTCCCCCGCCCAATCAAAATGACAAACTGGTTTTGGAAGACCAAGCAGAGTTTGAAAATGTTGGGCAATTGATCGAGTATGGGGAGGTGAGTGCTTTGGATGCATTCGTCGGGGCCTTGTCTATGGCGCCTGACTTGTTGTCCCCTTTATTGTTCAACTATGGGTACATGCGGGCTTTGCAGACCTTTTTGAGGTCACGGCTTGCCTGGGTGCCTGACCTACTTTGCCTAAACAATCCCATTTTGAGTGCGGGCATGTTGGAAAATGTGTGCTCGAGGACTCCTTATAGGTTTCTTGAAACCTCTCTTTTTGTCCCTGGGCTCAGTGGTGTTAATGAGAGCACCCTACTTTTGCGACACTGGCTCTTTTGCTGGTACTGTTCAAAGAGGCCGAAGCAGAGGTTAGGTGCATGGACAAACATGATTGTTGCCAAGTTTTCAAATTTGCAGTTTTTGTTAAATGGCAGAGTCATGTTGGAGTCGCGACAAAATGAACTCGGGCTTGATTTGTTAATTGTTTGCGCCTTGTTGAGCTTGGTGAGTGTCCCGGATTGGATGTCACCTTTGGGAAAGGTGACATTGCCTGACCTCCAACTCATCTTGGATTCTGTCATACACTTTTTCACAGTGCTCGTTTGGCAGAGTGTCCCCCCTAATTTTAGGGAAACAACACCCACATTGCGTACCTTTGATAGAGCAGGTGGGCCCATTGGCGTCCAGGCACCTACAGGGACTGGAAAGTCAACTGGTTTTGTTCAACATCTTGCAATGGTTGCAGGGCATAGGTTTCGCAAAATTGTGGTTGTTGAGCCTCGGAGTATTTTGGTTCACGGGCTTGTTCAGTTCATGTCTGACAATTATGGGCTGGACGTGTCTGGTGCCACTTCTGGTCTCAAATTAGACACCTCTAAGAGGGTCTTGTATGTTACCCCACAAGCACTTATGGGCCATCTTGAACTCCTGAATCCTGAGAATTTGATTGTTCTTGATGAGGCCCACTTAGGTGAACCCTTTTATGATGCC